ATTATAGCGGTACCCTCAATGTTGTCATCAAAACTACTTTGTATTGGTACACCTAAATTATCCTGTATTGGCATCTCTGTGGGATTCAGAGTAAGCGAAGTGGGTAAAATTCTATGTGTAATACCCATACTATCCACAAAAGACAGTTTGACGTAGTTTACATAGTCTTGCGGTAATGGGACGGATAGATTATTTGGAATACTTAGTTCTTGTATCTTTATGCTTTTTAACGTATCATAGCTAAACTCTTGTAAAGCCCGCTTAGCGTGAAAAATAATGTCTGTTCTTTTTGCATTACCAATTAATTTACCTGTTCCAACATACGCTGCCATGAAGTTATTAATTATATCATTGAGCTTCATGTACGCATAACTGCCGTAGTTCTCTTCTACAGTTCTACCATACGCGTCTTGATCCCCATAATTACCTCCGTTAACAGATTTTAATTGAACAACTATTATGTCGTCTGTATTAAGATATACGGGCACGCTTTCTGTGCCAATCTTTACTGTATTCCCTTCAAGATAATACGCACTAGTGTATTCAGTGTAAATAACGCCATTACCTGGACCAGCAGGGCTATAATATAACTTAAAATTATTAAGTTCGTAATCTGGTTCTAATGGATCCCAGTTTCCTAGAAAAAGGTTGGTATTAAAAGTGCATGGGAATGTATCCGCTGTTACTGGATCTGATACCTGAAAACCTTGAGCGCCTTCGTAATATTGTCTATTAGTTTCGGTTATTAAACCTCCGTTTGGAAATGGCATACCTTATTAGCTTTTTGAATTTATATTTTCTGCTTGAGCTTGTTGCGCAGCTATCTGTATTACTTGTGGGTCATTTATTATAATTCCAGAATATAAAAGTATTTTGGTTATGAGCATGGTTTGCTCGCTTGGATGCAACTCAAAGTTTATGGATGCATTTGTATTATATACATATTGATAATAGGGAGCGGTTGTTGTAAACGCCCATAGTGGATTTGAAGGTTTCCTTAAATATGTAACCGATATATTGGAAGTTATGGAAGACGGTGATACATTTATTAAGTAATTTTTATATGTATAAACCGGGTAATCCGTAGACGGTTTCGTCAATGTTGATAAACCTAGCTCTAATAACTCATTAGGCCTTACGTATTGAACTTCTTTGTCTCCATTATATATAACTGTGCCTAACTTATATAAATTGTTTACATAAGCCGAAATGATTATATTTGAATCTGCTGTTGGTGTGTTTTGCAGCGTTAGAACGTTACTTGATATTGTCCAACTATTAGTAGGCAGAATAACCCCGTCAATACTGACTGTAGCGTATCCTGAGCCAATTAGTTGACTTGATATTGATTGCAATGAATATTGCAAAACATCTTGAACCGCTAAAAAGAATTCTGTAATTGGAAACGAGCTTACGGCAGGGATATAAAAAGAATCTCCATTATAAACACAACTATTCATTTCTTCAAATACAGATATTTTTTCTTGCAGACTTTTTATACGATCTGAATATTCACTATCATTGTCTGGTATGCGCAATTGTTGATTCAAGTCATCAAAATAACTTTCGAAAATTTCAAGTTGTGCTTGAGCGGCTGTTTTATTAAACTCGTCAGGAGTCATATAACCGCGTTGCTCTTTATTTAGTATTAATAATACTGTTCTATAAACTGTATCTACACTTACCGCCATTTTGTATATTTATTATAATATTAAAGCGGTAACCTGAGCTACCGCTTAATATTAATATTACGTGTTATTATAATTTTTTCTCTATGGATCGGTATATTTCTACACCTTCATCCGTTTTAAAGAATGCAGCCATTGCTGAGTATGGATTTTCATCAAATGGTACTGTCATTAATTTTCTATCGTTTGCTCCCCAATGGAAAGTTCTTTGATCTTGTGATAATCTAATGATGCCGGCTTCAGCAGCACGGATTGCAAAATTACGCAGTTGCACATTGTCATCATTTGCAAGTTCAATAAACAATGCTGGATTTCGTTTTGCAAACAACATTAAGTCGCGTTTAATTTCTTTTGAGCTCATCTTAGAAACGGCTGACCCAAGTTCTACACGCATAATTGCTTCTGCTGCATCAATATCTAAATCCTTAGCTGCATTCATTGCAACCAATTCCAGTTCTAGATCTTCTAATTCATCTTCCGCTTCTGCAGTTCCATCAAATTCTGCATACCTTTTATTGAGGAATGGATGATATAATGATAGCATCTTTTGCAAGCTTTGCATTTCTTTAGGCACAAATAACGCACCGTCTTCAAATACAATATGCCCTAATACAGCTTCTCCTTTTTGGTCCTCCACGAATGACGAACTATGGTTTGTTGTATATCTTAATTCTTTTTGTTCACCGTTTTCTTCATCAAGCCATAATAATGGGTATCGAGCCGAATGTCTTGTGGGTATACTATAGGTTAAAGAAGAAACATTACCTAATAAATAATAATTTCTATCTTTAATTTCCCATGTTGGTTTTGGTTTTGCTTTTGGTGTGACCGTTGTAGCTGTTTCCTCAACCTTAATTTCTTTTTTTACTTCTAAGTCAATATGCTTTTCAGTAACTTCTTTTTCTAATCTTGCCATAATATAATATAATTTAATAATTTTTAGTTAAGGTAAATATTACCCCCGCAAATACAGCAGGGGTAAATATTACCATTTTGTTTGCTACTATGCTGTAAACAACACAAAGTTGTTAGCGGCTTGTACACATAAACATCTTTCAGACAAGAAGTGAATCTCCATTGCATCAAGATCAGAAGTGTAAGCACCTCCAACAGATCCAGTTGTCCAAGATTTCATACGACGGTCATCGGCTTGAGAAGCACGGTAACGCACGTGTAAGAATGGACGACGAATGTTTGTACCTAATTGCTCATCATAAACAGTAGATGTTCCAGCTGGAAGCAATACACCATCAATAGCGTTACTAGCAACTGCTCCACGAGTAGAAGCGTCATTCAAGTATTTCCAGTCAGTTTTGTAGAAATCGTAAGATCCACGACGGAAACCGGTAAATCCTAAGTTCAAAGACATTTGCTCTGAGTTTTCAAATAAACCATAACCAACTCCACCGGCAGACCCTGTAGACAATGCAGCAAGCATGTCATCAAAATCCAATGAAGTTTGACGGTTTAAGAATAGCATGTTTTCTTCAATTGCTCCTTGAGTATCTAAGTTTTTCAATACTGCATCAAAATTAGTAATACCGGCAGCAGCAGAGAATCCTGTTACTTGGTTACCACGAGCTTTAATAGCAGCGAATAAACCTTGCGTTCCTTTTAATGCCGTACCGTTAGGTGGCGTAAATCCAATAGCAGCAGATGATGCAGCAGCTAATTCACCTTCAACAACAGACATTTCTAAGTAATCTTCAAAACGCAAACGAGTTTCAGAAGCGGCTTTCAAATACCATAGGTATCCAGTAGCACCATCTTCTGTAGCAACATCTACCCATCCAATTTGAGCCGTGTCTGAACCATTTACGGTATATTTTGAACGGATGATAATTGGTGAATTTGAATATTGAGTAAATGAAGGAGTAACTGAAACATAGTTAGAGTTAATTTGAGAACCTTTTGAATATTCAGAACCGTATACAAAGATTTTAAATCCGCTTAAAGAAACAGCAAATCCAGCAGCAGACAAATCTAGGGCTGTATATGGAAGCAGTGTAAGCAAAGCTGTACCTGTCCCGGGAGCTGTACTGGCAGAAACATAACATTTTGCTTCAACTCCTGTGGTAGGATTCATAATAACTACGGTAGAACCAACGCTAATAACATTAACAATAGTCGTAGACTCTGCGAATGATACTTGATTTGTGGTGGCTGTAGTAGAAACGCTATTGTAAGCAATATGTAAACGGTTTTGCTCTGACCAAATAACTTGATCTGAAGTCATTGGCATTTCAGCGCCAACCATACGCAAGAATCCAGAAAGAGTTCTGTTTCCATAACGCTCTACTTCGTTTTCGTAGATTTCAGGTAAATATTGTTTAGCGAATGTACCTCCACCAGACGCGCTGTCAAAGGTTAAATAATTTGTAGCAAGCGCTTGTTGCACTTGCGATGGTACGATACTTCCGAACGCACCACTTGGTGATGTAAAAGCCATAATTTTGGTTTTTTAGTTTAAAATTGTTTTTGAATTTTTAGTTTTGTAGAGTCAACGCCATTAATTGCGCGCACTTTAAAACCATTAATAAAAGCTTCCCCAGTACTTGTTTTACGTCCTTCGGGATTTATATTATTAGATTTAGCAACAACCTCTTTAATTGCATCGGCTTTGCCTTGCTCATAAAAGTGTTTTGCAATAGTGTCTACGTTTTCGGCAGCATACATAGCTTTATGGTATCCCTTCAAATCTACAACCTCTCCAGAATCATTCAAGAACTTCTTGACTAGATTAGTTATATTTGATTGTTTTTCCGCTACACTCTCGCTGTTTTGTAAATTATACTTAAATGATTTTTCACCTAAATTGAAATCAAAACCTTTGAATTCTTGTGTAAAAAAACTTTTTGTGTCACTTACAAACTTAGAGTGTTTTTGCTCTATAAGCTTTTGCTCTTCGCTATATCGGTTAAAAAAGTCAGATGCTTTTTTCTGATCTGTATTCAATGATGGTCTCAACTTGATTTCATCATAATATTTTACTTTAAGATCATCCAAAAACGTTCGGGCTTTGGCAACTTCTTCTTTAAATGCGAGTTTCTTTTTTCTGATGTCTCGCTCATCATCTTCATCCTCGTCATAACTAAAATTGTCTTCCATTAAGAAATCAATTTCTTCGTTATCTAAATGAGGTCTTGATTTTTTGTAATATTCTTTTAACAATGCCCCCGTGTTAACATTCGAATAATCTGTATTAAGTCTAATGTAGTCTTCAACTGTTCCGCCTGTTTCCTCCATAAATGAAACAAGTTTCTCAATGTTTTCAGGCAAACTTTTGCCGGTTTTTTCAGAAAAAGCAATAGCCTCTTGTGCTTCTTCTTTTAACTCAGTTGCTTGCTCATTAATTACTATTACTTCTTTTTCATCCTGTTCGGCAATGATTTTAGGTTCTTCGTTTCCTTCGACCACTTCTTGCAATCCCACTTCGGATTGTTCTGAGACCAACAGGCTTTCATTTGCGATTTGCTCTTGAATGGCATCTTTCTCTTTCTTATTAGTTAAATCTACTTTTGTAATGGCTTCTTGTTCTACCATTTTTTTCATACGGGGTTTTGTTTTTATTTTGAAATCCCCTTCTTGGTTTACTGTTTCTGACATGATATGATAATATATAATTGGTTATTTTTTAAAGTTGATCCATTGTGCCTAAACCAAATCCGCTACTGATGTTGTCAAATTCGGATTCAAAGTTCTTAGGCATTGTATCATTTTTTCTTTGATCAATCAATTCGCTTTGCTGGCTAGCCTGCATTTTGACTCGCTTGTCTTTTCGATCTTCTATATCGTTTATTTTTTGTTGTTGCGCACCTACTTGAGCCTGAGCTAATTGCATACTATATTTGAATTCCTCAGCCATTAATAACTTTTTGATTTCAAATTCTTGTTGTATTCTGCTTATATCAAATTGTGATTTTGCTTGTTGAATCTGTATTTCTGTTTGAGCAAGAGCCTGTTGTTTTTGTACTTCTGCCATTGCCGCCGCTTCGGATGCTTGAGCATTCGCTTGTGCCTGTGCTTGCATATTCTCTTGCTGTATTCTTTGATCTTGCTCTATTTTTTTCTTTCTTTTATATTTTAGAGATTGATTTGCAAGTTTAAGATTTTTAATTTGGCGCAAGTCAATAGCGTCTTCAAGATCAATTCCACCCGATTGCAGTGCTATTTGTATGTTTTGCTCTAATTGCGCTTTCTCTTCTTCGTCTGGTTCCAATTCTAAAAATATACCAAAATCATGAAGATTATTCTGCGCTAATTCATTTAATGTTTCAACATTAAAAATAGATATGCCTTCCATCAAAGATTGCCTAGTCAAAGGGAACGCCAATGAGTCCGCTAGACGAAGAGATATATTTTCACATAATCTCAATGTTAAGTATAAACTAGATTGTACTATGTGTCTAGTCGCTGTGTTTGAATTTGCCGCAGCCATTTTCTGTAATCCTACTAATGCTTTTGGATCCGGTGTACTAGCGTCTCTAGCTTCGTTTAATCCAGTGACATCCCGTATCATTTGTAGATAATACTGATACGTAGTTATCAATGC